AAGAAGTATCCTTATTTAGAGGAGTCAATCAAGGAGTCTATTCCAATGATTAGAGACAAGAAGATCTTGCCTTCTATGAGAGCACTACAGTTTGCTGGTGCTGCTGCTGAAGTTAACAACGCTCGTATTTACAACTGTTGTTATCTTCCTATTGATAGCTTACATAGTTTTTCTGAAGCAATGTTCTTGTTATTAGGTGGTACAGGTGTAGGTTATTCTGTACAACGCCATCACGTAGCTGAACTACCTGAAATCAAGAAACCAGGTAAGGCTCGTACTTATTTAATTGAAGACTCCATCATGGGCTGGGCTGATGCTGTAAAGGTATTAATGAAAGCTTATCTTGAAGGATCATTCCTACCTAAGTTTGACTATCGTGCAGTTCGTGAGAAAGGTGCACGTCTAGTTACAGCTGGTGGTAAAGCACCAGGACCAGAGCCATTGAAGTTATGTCTTACACATGTTCAGGCTATGTTAGATAGAAAGGCTGAAGGTGAGAAGTTATCTCCACTAGACTGCCATGATATCTTATGTCACATTGCTAACTCTGTATTAGCTGGTGGTATTCGTCGCTCAGCTATGATCTCTCTATTTGATCATGATGATGAAGAGATGATTACATGTAAGTATGGTAATTGGTGGGAACTTAACGAACAACGTGGACGTGCTAACAACTCTGCTGTATTAAAACGTGGAGAAGTGAGTGAAGAAGAGTTCATGGCGTTATGGAAGCGTGTAGAAGCATCAGGATCAGGAGAGCCAGGATTGTATTGGACTAACAACAAAGATTGGGGAACCAACCCATGTTGTGAGATTGCTCTACGTCCATATCAGTTCTGTAACCTATGTGAAGTGAATGTATCTGATGTACAAGACCAGTATGATCTTAACAATCGTGTAGGTGCTGCAGCATTCTTTGGTACATTACAAGCAGGCTTTACAGACTTTCATTACTTACGTCCTATCTGGGCTAAGACTACACAGCACGATGCTCTATTGGGTATTGGTATGACTGGTATTGGATCAGGTGAGATCATGAAGTATGACTTGAAGATGGCAGCACACATTGCTAAGAAGGTTAACCAAATGATTTCTGAAAGAACAGGCATCAATGAGGCAGCTCGTATTAGTTGTGTTAAACCTTCAGGCACTACATCACTAGTGTTAGGAACAGCATCAGGTATTCATGCATGGCATAACGATTATTATTTACGTACAATGCGTTTCAATAAGAACGAAGACATTGCTATGTATCTAATGAAGAATCATCCAGAGTTAGTTGAGGATGATGTGTTACGCCCACAAGATACCATCTGTGTACGTATTCCTGTTAAGGCACCAGAGAATTCTATTCTTCGTACAGAAACTGCTATTGATACATTAGAGAGAGTTAAACATTTCTCTACTGATTGGATCAATGCAGGACATGTTAATGGTGACAATACACACAACGTATCTGCTACCATCTCTATTAAGGAAGATGAGTGGAAGACTGTAGGTGACTGGATGTGGGAGAATCGTGAGTTCTATAATGGTTTGTCTGTACTACCTTATTGGGGTGGAACATATCAACAAGCTCCATTTGAAGACATCACTGAAGAGCAATACAATTCACGCATTGGTCAGTTAAAAGAGATTGATATCACTAAAGTTAAAGAGATAGATGACACAGTTAACTTCAACGAATCAGTTGCCTGTGGTGGAGGTGCCTGCGAGCTTGTCTAGAGAATTCTTAGCAAGTAGAGGCGTCTGCTGTGGCAATAAGTGTAAGAACTGTCCTTACACCCCTAAGTGGGTGAAGGGATCTAAAGAGTAGTGTATTTAGATTGTATAATAGTTTAAATAGCCTAGATGTTTTGCGTCTAGGCTATTTCTTTTTTAACAGAAAATTTGTAATTTTAATAGAACAAAAAAATAAACGAAATGGCAAAAAAGCAAACAGAGGCAGCTTCAGGTAAATCTAAGCTGGAGGACGCATTAGACGCCCTAAACAAAAAGTATGGCGTGGGTACTATCTTATCCTTAGGTGATAAGAACCACAATGAATACGATCTTATTTCTACAGGATCGATTGCATTTGATCACATCGCTCTAGGTGTGGGAGGTTTTGTTAAAGGTAAATTGTATGAGCTAGTTGGCTGGGAGGGTAGTGGTAAATCTACTATCTGTGGTCATGCTGTTGCTAACTGTCAGAAGGCAGGTGGTAAAGTCTTATACATAGATGGCGAGCATGCTGTTGATCCTAATTACTTCACTGCTTTAGGCGTAGATATTTCAAGCATGTTAATCTCTCAGCCAACTTGTGGCGAGGAGGGTTTCCAGATTGCTATGGATATGATTAACACTGGAGAGATTGATCTTGTTATCATTGACTCAGATTCATCTTTAATCCCTAAGAAGGTTTTGGATGGTGAGGTTGGTGATAGCTCTATTGGTAGAAAGGCTAAGCTTAACAGTGATGTCTATCCTAAACTGAAAGGTATTCTATCTAAGCATCAGACATGTGTAATTGTTGTATCTCAGTATCGTGAGAAGATTGGCGTAATGTTTGGCGATCCTCGTACTACACAAGGTGGTCATGCATTAAAGTTCTATAGTGATGTACGTGTAGAGGTTAGCAAGACTCTTGCTAAGGAAGGTACAGAAGCTTATGGCAACATTACCAAGATCAAGACTATCAAGAACAAGATGGCTCCTCCTTTCAAAGGTGTAGAGTTTGAGATCTTGTTTGGCGTAGGTATTGATCGCATGCTAGAGATCATGGACATGGCTAGTGATTTTAACATCTTACGTAAGTATGGTAAGACTATCACATACAATGAGATCAAGTATGAGCTTGATGAGTTTAGAACTCTACTAGAAGACAATGATGAATTCTTTGAGAGATTGAAGAAAGATATCACTGATAAAATTAATGACGTAAACGAAATAAACGAAACAGAAGATGAAGATACACTTCAAGAAGTTGAACCCACAGGCACAGAAGCCTAAGTTTGGGAAGCCAGGAGATGCAGGTGCAGATCTTGTAGCTACAACAGTTGACCTATCTAGAGATGGTCAAGTAGTATATGGTACAGGTATTGCAGTAGAGATACCTGAAGGAATGGTGGGACTTGTGTTCCCACGTTCCTCTGTACGTAACTACAATTTATCAATGGCTAACTCAGTGGGCGTAATTGATAGTGGTTATAGAGGTGAGATCATGGTTACATTTAATTTTAACTCTAGAACTCCTGATAATACAATTTATCAAGTAAGTGATCGCATTGCTCAGTTAGTAATCATGCCTGTACCATTGATACAGTATAAAGAAGTAGATGAATTATCAGAAACACAAAGAGGAACAGATGGACATGGCTCGACAGGACATTAATCAAATAGAAGAAGAAATGCATCAAGCGAATCAAGCAGAGATGCAGAGAAGAAAACAAGCTAGTTATTTTCATAACACATTAACAGATAAAGAAATGAAAAAACAGTTAGACGTAGAACTTACTACTGTATCTTTAACTCCTGAGGAAATTAATGAAAGATTAAAAGGATCTACTTTAAAAGAAGATGATCCTTATGGAGCACATAAGGTTATGAAACAGATACTAGAAAGAGAGATGGTCAATCATCCTGATCATTACCAAGGTAATAAGTTTGAGGTTATAGATGTTATCGAAGACTACGACTTAGGATTCTCTTTAGGTAATGCTATCAAGTATATCCTTAGAGCTGACAAGAAGGGTGCTAGGAAACAAGACCTGAAGAAAGCTATCTGGTACATACAAAGAGAGATAGATCGTGAAGACTTGTAGTGTAGACAACTGTAACAATCCTGTATGGGGAAAGGGCTTATGTGTGAGTCATATCAAACGTAAGCCCATCACCCCTAAGAGAGGTGGATTGCTGAAAATGAGGCGTGAGTTGTTTGTAGTGAGAACCAAGGTAGAGACCATGAGAAATTTCTTTATGGAGATCTGGGACGAACGCAAGCACTACTCTGAGGTAAGTGGTGAGTATCTAGGAAAGGAACCATTATCAACTTTCTTTCATCACATACTTCCTAAGAGTAAATATCCAGAGTTAGCATATGATAAATCTAATATTATTTTATTAACTTTACCAGAACATGAATCTGTAGAGAATGATATGTACAGATTTGAGGAAGTTAACAAGAGACGTATTGAACTTTTAAACAAAATAAACCAATGACAAACCAATTTTTCTACACTCGTAAAGAGGGTGACAAAGAGTTCACAGACTCTTTCAATGTAAACAAAGTAATTCGCAGCATCGAATTTGAAAACGATCTAGTAGTATTATTAGATGATATTCATGAGCGTGTCGAAGAGGTTCCTACACTTAACCCTAAGACTGGTAAGGTGATTGGCGTTCAACGTAAGCGTGATATTTTCCAATCAGATATTCACTTAACAGGTGAAGACATTGTAAGATTTCGTAAACTAACAACTATTCAATTCTAATGGCAAATTTCAAACAACTACGTGGCAATAGAATATTGCTAGACCTTCCTAAAAAAGAAGAAGGTAAACTCATTGTAGATGAGAACACAAAGGAGGCTCTTGAAAGAGAGATGATTCAGAAGTATCAGAAGCTTACAGTGTATGCTGTAGGTGATGTTATCACTGATGTAAAACCAGGAGACTCTGTATTAGTAGATCCATCTTCTTTATCTAAAGCTCCTGTTATTCCTATGGGAGATGATCCTAAGTTATTAGTGTCATCATTTGATGTTATTTTAGTTTGGTAATATGGAACTACCTTTCATATCATGTAAGTGTATAACGTATGGTAGAGTGTCCACGCTTGAGGAGAGTATTGAATCTTTCCTCAAGCAGGACTATCCTGCTG